CGCAAGTTGATGGCCGGTGATGTTTTGGAACTGCAACACCTAACTGATTATGATGCACTAAATCAAGATGTGCCTGCGGCACTAAAACGTTACTACGTGGTCAGTGATGGCAGTTTTGCCTCCGAAGGTTTTTCACCCACTTGGTGGCCGCATTTGTGGCGTGTTAAGATTAACCCCATGGTGGACAGTCAAGAATATAAAGATATTATTAATGCTATTATTCCAGGAACCACTACAACTACTGGACAAATTTTAAGTACGTTGGATACTAATCTAAGTATTAATGATGCAATTATTGCTGAAGGTACTGGCAATGTTCCGCTTAGTGGATACGACACAAGTTCACTATATACACTACCAGCATACATACCCGAAACTCCAGACAAGACTGCTGATGATGTTACTGACACTGCTGACGAAATTAGAGACACTGCTGATGAAGGTCCCCCACTTGCCGGACTGCCCATTAAAGGTTATTTGACCGGATCACCAAATGCTCCCAACGGATTCCCGGTACAAGCAGGAATTTCTTTCCCCTATGATCCACACGTTGGTGATTACTTTCTACGTACAGATTATCTTCCCAATCGCTTGTTCCGATTTGATGGCAAGATGTGGGTCGCAATCAATAATGTTCAAAGAACAAGTCTAACACAGGGTTCATCTAACGGAACCCTATTGGGCACGTTCTTAAACGATACAAATACATTTGTAAACAACGATGGTGCTACAGTAAATGAACGACAAAGTCTAAGCACTGCACTAACACCAAAGGCCGATAACTAATGACCACTCCTTCAAATTATTTCTATGACGGCCAGATCCGTAAATTCATAAGTCAATTTATACGTATGGTGTCAAACTTTTATGTGGAGTTTGGCAAAGACAGTAATGGTGTTACAAGTATTCAACGTGTACCTGTGATGTACGGAGATCCCAGTAGACAGGCCGCACAGATTATTCGCAACAACAGTGAGAATACAGTCAATGCAGTGCCTGCAATGGCTGTGTATATTACTGGGTTGACTTACGATCAAAACAGACTGCGTGATCCAACATTGGTTCAAAAAGTACAGATTAGACAAAGACAATTTGATCCGGTTACCGGTACATATGGACCGCACCAAGGTGAAGCATACACTGTGGAACGCTTAATGCCCAGTCCCTATAAGTTGACTCTCAAGATGGATATTTGGACCAGCAATACAGAACAAAAACTACAACTAATCGAACAATTGGGTGTATTGTTTAATCCTGCATTGGAAATACAAAGCACAGACAATTATATTGACTGGACCAGTTTGAGTTATGTTATATTAACTGACCTTAATTGGACCAGTAGAAGTGTGCCCACCGGCGGAGATGAGCCCATTGACGTTGCCAGTATGACATTTGAATTGCCAATTTGGATAAGCACATCAATCAAAGTCAAGAAGATGGGTGTTATACAAACTGTTATAACAAATATACAGGACTTGGATACTTTGGGATCATTGGGTCAGACTATTGTCAGCGTATTGGGTTATAGAGTATTGTTAAATTCCAACATCAACAGCGGCACTCCTTTCTATACTCTTAAACTTCTAAAACAAGAGGACACAGTCACTGACAATTTACTCACTGATGATGTCAGCAATGGCACTGGGCACGAATGGGCAGGCTTATTGGACTTATATGGAAAGTTTATTTCCGGGAGCAGTGAGATACGATTAAGTCAACCCAATGGTAGTGAGATAATTGGTACCGTGGCCACACACCCAACTGATCCCAGTTTGTTGTTGTATTCACCGTTTCCCAATACATTGCCCGCCAACACATTAGAACCCATTAACGCCATCATTGATCCAACCAGTGTCAATGTCACCAGTGCTATAACTAGCCCAGCAGTTGGTACTCAATATCTTATTATTAATGACATTGGTAGTTTTGAAAACACTCAAGGTGCATTAGCATGGCGTGGTGTGGATGGACAAGATTTAGTAGCACATGCCAATGATATTATTGAGTACACAGGGCAACATTGGCAAGTAATATTTGACAGCCAGACTGTAAATACGTTACAATACGTAACTAATCTAACAACCGGAATTCAATATAAATGGCAAAGCAATCAATGGACCAAGAGTTACGACGGAGTATACCCCGAGGGCGAGTGGAATCTGTCAATCTAATCAGTGCCGGCGCCTTAATATATTGCAAAGCCACACATCGTTATTTGTTTTTACTTCGCAATGGAAGTAAGCATAGTGGATCGTGGGGTTTGGTTGGTGGTAAAATAGAACGTGGTGAAACTGTAGTTGAAGGATTGAATCGGGAGATTGCAGAAGAGTTGGGTGGTATGATCAAAGACGCCAAACTAATTCCCATAGAAAAATTCACCAGCGACTCCAGTAAATTTGAATATCACACCTATGTGATCAATGTGGATGAGGAATTTGTCCCGGTGTTAAACCACGAACATAGGGGCTATTGTTGGGTGCATTTGGATGACTACCCCCGACCCCTGCACCCCGGGGTGTGGCGCACTTTTAAATTTAATAGCGTTATTGAAAAAATTAAAACGTTGGAAACAGTTTTATAAGTCTACTTCGTGTACGAATTCTTGAAATGCGATTTGACGCATGTTAATTTGGTACTTCCATCTGTCGGGCATGTACCAATTGGCAGTGGGCATAACTCGCACAAAATCCACTTTGGGATATGTATTCATTACTTCAGACAGACTTCTAGAGAAGAACTCCTCCGTGGTTGCGTCTATCTTTTCCGGATACCCATTTGTACCTGTGTACACGTTAAAGTTATAGTTGGATTCATTTGAGTGTGTGTCAAAGCCCAATAGATAAACAGTGGTGTGTCCGTCAAAACAAGCAAGGTAAGCGGCCAATGCGCCCATATCATATTGCGGACTCTGTGGCACTAGATAAAAATTTCCGGGGTAAGCAAGAACCATTTGAGCAGTACCGTAGATAATGTTGTTATCACAGTATCCACCGTTTACCAATTCATGAGCCAATGCATCATTTGCTACAACAAAGTCTGGCATAAAATCACGAACAATAGCATTACATCCATAAGTTTGCACTGCTCCGGATGCCAATAATCCGCCCTTGTGATTGCCCAATAGTTGTAAAAGATTGCCCTGCGGATATAAATCCAATCTGCTGGGACCATTGCCTATAACAACTGCCTTGTTACTGATCTGTGTGTTGGTGACTGCATTGGGTACATACTCTGTGGTCTTTCCCCACTGTGATCCGGAATAAGTCAGTTTAGTGACTATTTCTTCACCAGCATAATTAGTGCGATACAGTTGTTTAATTTTTTGCATAATGGTTGCTCTGTTATAGCGTATTTATAATAATTATAACGGTATCCCGGTTCTAGACAACTTTACTGTGTTATTTGCGCTAACACCAGTGGCCCAAAGATTCACTGTGCCCGAAGTTATGTTTGCCAAGAATGTCATTCTTTGGCTAGGACCAGTATAAAGTATACCGTAAGTTACGATGTTTACGTTGGCCCCATCTTGTGCCAATAAGATTTCTGTGGCTTGGCTCCACGAGTTTGTGACATCTTGAGTAGAAATTATATATTTGGCACTACGTATTGTGGTATTAGCAAAACTATCAATTGCAACCGCCCCTGTACCAATGCTGATAATAGTGCTTGAAATATCTGATACTGCTGCCGATCCATATGTTATATTTCCGCCAACATACAAGTTACCCGCAATGCCAGCACCGCCGGCTACTACTAGCGCACCTGTAGTGGTTGATGTTGACGTGGTTGTACCTGGTATGACCACATTGCCTAATTGATTTACACTTAGTACTGATTGAAGACTGTTGTTGCCAGTATTGCCATCTGCTTTAATAAACCACTGGAAGGTGGCTCCATAATTATTATCATCTATAGCACCAAATCTTGCGCCTGGTAGTCCGTTACCTTGACTAGTATAGGTATAGAAATCAATAGCAGATCCAGCACCACCACTACCACCAGTATTGATCAAATTAAGTTGTGTTTTTAATGTAGCCGACTGACTATTAATTAAATTCAACGGAGCCACAGTATATAAATTATTTGGACTACCGGGAACGGTGCCAAGTGTTATATTTCCTACAAATGCTCCTGTAACTTGTACATTGCCACCAACATATAAATTGCCACCAAGACCCACGTTGGCTGAGAAATAACTGTCGCCAGTGACACCAAGACCTGAGTTTGCTGCTACCACAACTCCTTGCGAAGTTGCGTTGGTGCTACTAGCAGTTCCGCTAGTGACTCTAAAATTAACGGTTCCGGCAGCAACAAAATTATGTGTTAAAGCCGAATAACTGTTTTGATTATTTGAATTATTTAATATTAACGAGTAATTTGTACTACTGGGTACTACACTGGCAGGCCAAAATCCCAATCCCCCACTAGTTCCACCATAATTACTCCAACTTAATGGTGCAATATATCCGCCTACTGATGTACTGGCATTGCCCAAGAACACATAATTATTTCCAACAAACACGTTGGCGCCAGCGATTATATTGCCGCCAAAAGTTACAGGATTGCCTGCGGCAGCAAGATTGGCCAACATCTGAACATTACCATAAGTGCTGCCCGAACCTGAACTGTAGGGTTGTCCGTTACTGCTCCAAAGTATACCCGAGTTGCTGACTAACAAATTACCGCCCACATACACGTTACCACCAATACCCACACCACCAGTTACTTGTAATGCACCCGAGGTGGCGCTGGTACTAGGGGCACTGGATGTTATTGTGGTGGTCAAACTCTGAAATGCTTGACTATATACTACGCCGGTTAACCCGTTCCAGTAGAATGAACTACTGGTCCATATGGCACTGTTTGCACCATTGGTTGAGATTGTGGACATTGCTGGATATAAAGTAGCAGTTGTGGGATTATTTATTTGTACATTTAAGGCATTGGTTGCAGTGCTCACAGTTCCAATAATATTGCCGCTGACTAACAAATTACCGCCTACAGTTAAATTGCTCGCAATGGTGATGGGATTGCCTGCGGCAGACAAATTGGCCAACATCTGTACATTGCCGTATGTGCTACCCGAACCTGAACTGTATGCAGCACCATTGGCCCAGTACACACCACTTGTGGTGATGAGGTTGGCCACTGTGGTGGTGGTACCTGCGGTGTTAGCGTAGATGTTGGCTGTTGTTGAGATATTGCCTGATGCTACGATGGCATTTGCTATTTCTGTGTATGTAACTGTCTCGTAGTTTTGTGTTGTAATATTACCAGTAACAACTAAATTACCACCAACATACAAATTACCCGCAATACCCGCACCACCTGCTACTTGTAATGCGCCCGTAGTAGTTGAAGTTGATGAAACTGTTTGTGGCACTATAACTGCACCGTTAGCACTCCAACCAATGATCACGTTACCAAGTGGTTGACTAGAACTTGTTCCGCTAT